TTTATCCCGGTCCCACCATCGGTTCCAGTACGCACATGGGCGGCGTCTGATGGCGCTGCTTTGCCGCAGGCTACGCAGGGGAGCTGACGGACAAAAGCTAAGTGCACCACCTGGCGGCGCAAGTTAGCCTTTGGCTTGCTGCGCGCTATAGTGCGGGGGATGCGGGGGGCGGGCATTGCTCTTAGGAATTGTCAGCGCGCTCGTGTTCTGGTGCAGAGTAAGTTGAATTCAGTCAGGCTCGGCTTACCCGGACGATCTCCCTTTTTTGAAGGTCTGACGCACTGTCGCCCATGGTGTCGTAAACGCCTTTTGGTGCGCCGGTTGTCGGTGGCTGTCGTCATCCGTATGGAGCCCAATTGAACCGGCCTTCCCTCGGGTTGGCTTCTCCGTCACGGGACAATCTCCAGACTTGCTCGCAGCGCCGCCTTCAACGCCAATTCCCCTTGTGGGACAGGCACCGCATTCGTGGCGCGGATCTTTTCCATGACACTCTCGATGAAATAGTTGAAGACCTGCAGCTCCCGGTCGAGGATCTTGATGAACTGCTTATCGGGCTCAACCCGCATGACAACCTTTGGGAGCATGTCATGCCAGCACAGGATATCGACCCAGCTTCGCCGGGAAACATAAAGCTGACCTTGCAGCTGAGGCCGGAAGCGTTCATTGAGCGCTCCGGAAATCCAGTATTCGACCTGAGTGTGCGGTAGCGGAGCCTTGATTTCCAAATACTCCGTCGTCCCCGACGAGCCGATCAGGACTGCATCCGACCGTGTGATTGTCATCGGTGATAAAGCCCACTCTCTGAACCGTCACGTCTTGATCAAATTCATACCAATCGGCGGCCTCGGCTTCGACGATCAAACCCCGTTCCATAGCCGGCGAATTATAAAACTCGATTTTCTGCTGCAGTAGCCGCTCGGCGATCAGCACACAGGCATATTCCCGCCACTGTTTCGACGGTTTGCCTTGGGGTGTAACGATTTTGTGAAAATGCGAGCTTGTTGGGATCCCAAGCTTGAGGCGGTCATACTCTTCCGAGTATTGCGTCACGTCATGATAAAGGATGGGCACGATTGGCCTCTACCTTAGCTATGTGTTGCTCCAGAGTGCTTTTGGCCTTGCGATAGTCCCGGGCTGCAATCGTCGCGACGGCAGCCTCGAGAGAGCCGGCTTCCTCGGCACTCTGGGCTTTCATGTATTTCAAAAATTTCGGTCCGACTTTGGCTGTTCTGAGCAGATCGAGAATCGTCTTAGTCTGGGCCTCGTCTAATGTCCCTCCGATTCCGTCGTCATCATCCCCAACGACCACGATGTTGAAGATGTTGCAGACGACATAGCGGCGCAGAAAAGAATTGGTGCTTCCGACTGCCTGCACATTCGACTTGCCACCGGTGGTATCGGGCGGAGCCGGCATAAAGAAATCTTCGTAATGGCCGCCTGGCAGGTGCTTCAAACGGCCGCGGATCAGGATGTCGCTACCCGCGCCGGGCTCGGCAGAATAGGAAAGATCCATATCCTCTTCCGCCAAGAGCGGGCGCAGATGTTTGTCGATCTCCTCGAGAGGGGTGTAGTTAAAAGCCTCAAATACGCGCTTTTGCGGCCTTCCTTTGTCGATTTCGTGTAGAACCGACCGGTTCTTGACGATTTTGATACCAACGAGTTTTTTCAGAATGCGCCCCTTCGCTTCATTGTATGCAAGCTCGGCCTCTTTTGCCTGCGACGCTCATACATTGCCATTATGCGTTCGAGCTTTTCGACATCGGCGTGAGGATCAAGCGCAAGCCTTTCAATCAACGTTAAAACCATCGAAGGACTGTCCGGTGATGGCGGGTGTAGTGTCTGGGCAGCCGGCTGTTCCGGCTGCCCGGTCTCTCGTGTCGGGCTAGCCTGATTCTCCATTAGAGAATTCCTCCTTCTCGGGCTCGCACTCAGTATCGCTCCCTGTTTCAAGCTGTCCCGCCTGTCGATGTCCGCCTCGAAAATCATTCTCGGGACTAAAAGACGACACACGGCCCGCAGTAGCTTTTCCCAATATCGGCAGCACGCCTCGCCTCATTGTCGCCGGTATCTCCATCGGCCGCGCGGTCAATGCATCGACAAATTCCCTTTGCTCCATCGTTATGTCCGGTATACCCGGGTCAATACGTAACGTGCAGGGCTTTGGGCGTCACGACTGCTCTTTGCTGACGAAGCCAGCAATATCGGTCGCGAGCCGATCGCCATGACCGTTCTGCAGCAAGAGCACTGCGTGCATGGCTCCGCCAAAAAAGCAACTGCGCATCAGCGGTAGGATGAGCCCGCTCAGTGGGGTATCGACGGTGCATCGGTCGATGGTGTGCAACCATGCCTCATTTAGGGAGGAAATGGGGTCAGTGGTTTGCCCAAGCCGCGAAGCTCGAGAGGGGACCTTGCTCACTTCCCGGCCGTTATTCAGGCTCACTGCTTCTCTCGTTGGGTAGGCGAGTTTACAAGAGAAGTTATTCATAAAAGCCAATTATGTCAATAAAATTTGGCACATGTTTGAAACCTCATATCAACATATTTAACCATTTAACTGAATTAAACCGTCTCGAACTCTGGATGACTAACTCAGAAAGCCTTTCAAGGGCGGCGGATTAGCTTCGCGATATGCTCGTGTGTGAGCGAGCGCTTTCGCCTCAAGAGCCGACCCAGGCTAGGTGGAGTTTGATCATAATTAGCAAGCGTCGTGAGGATCACGGTAAGTGAATATCTGGATAGCCACGGGCGCATCACCGTGCCGTCACGCCACATGTTCCTGTTAATAGGGCTCGGCTTTGCCGAGCGGTCGCTCGCGCTAAAAGATTGGCCCTCGCGGCGCTTATCCTGGCGCCTCACGCGCAGCTGGGCTTATTCATGTGGAGGCGAAACTGGCGGACCTAGACACCCAATCCCGCGGACGGCCCGCTCCAGGGGCTTGCCACGCAACTGCGTTAGCCGCGGCTCTTTGCTAACTGCTACGCGGGCCGGCGGCTCCGGTGCTTTCTAAAGATCCAGCACGGACACTGATGCCCGCCGAGCTTAATATGGATTGACAAACTCACTAAGTTCATGTATTGTTCTTTCCGATTTCCCTCAAATCTACTGCGCCTGATTGGCGATATTTACGAGGGCGTTTTTTATGCCATTAGGGCGTCCTTAATCGCGGACGAACCCGTGCGCTTGGCCGGCCATCAGACAAGCCCGGCCGCGGGCGTGGCACCTAATGCCGCTCAACGGAAGCGATGGCCCCTTTGTCCGAGAACATCCGTCCGATCGTGGAGATTTAAAGGCTGTGGCCATACGAACCAGGCCGGGCGCGAGTTTCGGAACTGCCTGCCGCCCACCATCAGAGATCTGTCTGCCCAATAGCGGACCCAGACTGCTCGGTGTCCCATCTCCACGCGCGGGCGTAGAGTGTCCCGCGTGTTCCAGAAACAGGCGTAACATGCTGAAATTGATTGATCTCGACCAAGCCAGATTTAGCGTAGGTGAACGAGAGCGATCGCGCACTGACTCGAGACTGCTCGGCTCATCGGTCGATCATCCGACCATATGTCGGCTCGGCGAGGAGTGGTTGGACGCGCCCTCCGCTTCGTACGCTGCAACGCCCAGTCTGCTTCAGAAAGCGGCTCATGCAGTGTGGTGGCGAGGGTCTGGGGTTGCCATTTCTTCGGGTCCAGCCAGGCCAAAAACTTTTCCGAGCATCCAACCCTTTAGCAGATCGCCCGACACGCTCGCCGCGATGGTCGTGGTCGGCGACTGGAATTTCTTTGCATTCGCTCGGCGCCGGCTCTGGATGAGAGGACCGAGGACACGAGCGGCCGCGCAATAGGTGCCGGTAGCGTCCAATGAAACAGCTAAGGCTAACAAGGGCACGGCAGGAGCGATTTCTCAAGGCTCTCGCGGATACTGGCAGCGTGACGACTGCGGTCGCCACGGCCAGAACCAGCCGGACCCGTGTCTACGAGCTCCGGAAGCTGTCTTGGCCGACGCCAGGGGCGTTACTGAGGTTTTAGGAGTCAGAGTGAGGCCTCAAAGATAGAGGTCT